TCAAATGACCAGTTTTTTCCACTCCTTACCGCGTACATCGTTGTAAATATCGGTCATTTTTTGATTCGAATGGCCTAGCAAAATTTTGGTATCAACCCCCTGCTCTCTGAACAATCGCTCTGATAAAGATCTCTGCTCATGGAAAGAGGGTGGGGTGCCATTAGCACGCCAGTTGTAATCCACAGAATCCCGGGCTTTTTTAAATGCAACGGTTAATGTTGCTGGCTTAACCATCCCGCCGCGCTTAGCTGTCCCTTTCGCGTGATGGTGGTGCAATAGCCACGGACTAAGAACGCAATCGCGGCAGGATGACACTACATCATCCAGGGTGAGATTTAATTTATCGCAACGCAGAGCCAGAGGGATGGCAATCCGGGTTCCTGTTTTTTGCTGTTCGACATGAAGATAACCATCCCGGATATCCGAAAATTGCATTTTGCAAATATCTGAAAGGCGCTGGCCTGTCATCAGTGCCAGCAGCATACCGCGCTGTAAAAAGTAACCATTCTTTTCCGCTGCGTTATAAATCATCATCCACTCATCAAAAGTCAGTCGCTGTCTTGATATCCGCACCTGCGGTTTTTTTGCCGATTCTGCAGGGTTAAAGCCTGGCGGGACATCGCCCGTTTGCTGAGCTTCCCGGAAAACATCGATCAGTACTTTCCTGAAAATTTGTCCCATTCTGTTATGTCCTCTGGCCTTGTACTCTTCCAGTACTGATACCACATCTTTTACGGTTATGGCATCTAACGGTCTGGTGCCAAAACGTTCATCAAATACCCTGAGAGGGGCCGCTTTCTGTTTCAGCGTGTTGAGTTTGATCTCGCCGTTTTCATATCTTTCCTGTTGAATTTTTCTGTAATTATTCAGAAAAATGGTAACGGTTGATGAACCGCCGGTATCACTAATAATTTTCTCCTGCAGACTGAGCATTTGTTCCATTTGCTGCCGGGCAAGACGGCTGTTCGCTTCTGCTGCAATAGTTTCTGCCAGTTTCTGGTCAATACTGCCGAGACCGTGATTTTTGCCTGTTATGGGATGCCTGTAACGCCAGTAAACTTTGTTATTTCTTTTGTCAAAATACGGAGATAATCCCGGAACATCGGTTTTATATTTTCGCGGGCGCGCCATCTTCCAGTATCCTCTTCAAAGCAGGGTGATCTGTGGCGATCACCTCCGGCTTGTTTACCATTCCGACAAAGCGAGCTTGCGGATCCACTCGCCAGCGTCTTCCAACTTTTTTGGGGAGAGGAAATATCATTCCGGCTTTAGCGTATTTACTTAACGTACTCGGAGTAGGGACCGGTTCACTGAATTCCTCTTTTGCCCACTCAGTGAGCAGAATAAGTCTTGCCATGAGCGTCGTTCGCTAATCATGGTCGCCGCCACTATAGCTGGTGGGCAACGACCGGGGTTGAACATTAAAAATCAGCCTGATTTGGGATCAGTTTTTGCCAGATAGCTGAAACGTATTTTGCCTGGTAACGGGCGTCATCAAGTGCATTATGGCGCTCACCTTCGAATGGAATAGCCGTTCTGGCATCGAAGTCTATGGCTTTCCCCAGCTCAACGATTGTGCGTACATCGCGATCGTTGTAGTAACGCCACGGGCAGGGGATCCCCTGCCGTTCGTATGAACGGCGCAAAATCGTGTTGTCGAAGTTGGCTCCATTTCCCCAAACCTGAACAAAAAATTCACCGGAGTTTTCGTCGATAAATTCCCGCAATTGTAACAGTGCATCATCTAACGGGATTTCATCGGTCATAATGGCAGATTGCGCTTCGCGTGATTGCTTAAGCCACCATTTAATGGTGTCCCGATCAATGACTCCGCCAGCAGTTTCCAGATCGATAGTCTTACTAAATTCCGGTCCCATATCTCCGGTTTGCGGATCGAAAAATATTGCACCTATTGAGATGATCGGGGCATCAGGATTTTTTCCCATGGTTTCAAGGTCGATCATTAGATGGTCACACGTCCTGCTGGTGGATGTGATTTCTTGATGACCGTTCACCTTAATTGAGTGATCTGCCGTCTCGCCAGTTTCATTATCGCTATCGTGATGCTGATTGCCGCCAGTGTTCTCCTTGTGTGGATGTTCAGCGCCTTCCATTTCCTCCGGATCATCTTCCTGAACTTCAGGCTGATACTCTTCATCGAATGTTTCCTGGTATGTTGCGTCGCCCATTACCGCGCCACAATCAGGGCAGTTGCCGCCGCCGGTCTGACCGCAGGCGGTGCAGACTTTTTCCACTTCCTGTTGCGCCACTGATTCAGGCTGTTTCGTTTCTGGCTCGTTTTGTAACGCATTTGGGCTGTTTTGTTCCGCTTTCTGGTCGTTCTGTTCCGTTTCTTGCTGGTTCTGGTTCACAGAATCGCGGGTCTGGTTCCCCTTAACCCATTTCGGATCATTCGGGTCGCTAATCCCTTCAACAAATTCACCACGTGATACTGCAAGCAGTTCATCGGCGTCAGGCTGGCTGATATTGGCTGCCTGCATAATTTTGTTTACTTCGTCAGCGGTAACTTTTACTGACCCTGGTTGTGCGGTCGTGTCAGATGCACCAGTATTTTGTTGTGAACCTGAGTATGTACCGTTTTTGCGGGCGAAATATTCTTCTTTCGTGATTTCAGTAGCCCCAGCAGACAGCGCCTTATCCAGACCAGAAAGTTTGTTTGCGCGACCGTATTTTTCGCCATCCTTGTCGGTGAAGAGGAAGTAGAACGGCCCCTCACGTTCTACAGATGGTTCGACTTCCACTTTGCATTCGGTTTTTTCGTTGTCCGGAATTGCCGTTTCCACTGCATCAGTTTCTGGTACTGGCGACGAGAGAGTATCAGTTGCGCTCTGATTTGTTCCTTCATCTTCAAACACGCCCTTTGTAGTCAGGTATTCAGTAATGTATTTGTTCAGTGCCACAGGGTCTTTGTGAATGTCGATCGGACGTTCACGGACAAGGCCAAAAATAGTCTGGCGGTCGTAGCGAAGGGCATCAGGCTGTTTGCGCATTGATGCCGAGATACGCTTCCAGTCTTCGCGGTCGTTGTCGATAACTTCATTTTTTGCCCAGCGATGGATGCTGCCGTCAATGTTTCCGGCATCCACATCACCAGGCCAGAGAGCGTAGGCCAGTTCGTCATCCAGTGTTTTCCATGTCTGCTTGTATTCGCGATGAATGGCAGCAATGACCGGGTTGATTTTTCCTGTTGAATTTTCAGTGTGCTGTTGATTGGCTCTGGCGCGGGCGAGATCAACAACAGACGTGTATTTTCCGGCTTCCTTGCGTTCACCTTCGCGACGTTTTTTCCAGATGCGCATCTCTGCCTGAATTTCGGGCCATTTGGCACCAGGCTTACATTTATGCTTAACCCACCCGATGGCATGCAGCTTAAGCTCCGGATACATGGCGTTAACTTCTGGCATTTTCATCAACGCTTCAACGATATGTCCGTCGAATGTTGCCATGTCTTCCTGCAACAGTTCCTGCGCGCTAATCACCATATCAACGGTGATGTTTTCACATGTGTCGAACTTAACCATGACAGCGTTCTGTACTTCAGGGGCCAGCTTGTCAAAAGTGACGTTCATCGGATCTGATTCAGTCTCAACCGGGACAAAGGAAGCAGACGCCTCATCCCAGCGGTTTTCCTGCATATATTCAGCATCCCAGGAATCTAGGGCAGGGCGGGGTATACCGGGTTTATCCTCGCAGACAAGAAATTTATAAGCGCAGTCCTGAGCAGCCGGATAATGTTCCAGGAATTGCCAGTGAAATTTTGCGCGGGCGCGACGTTCATCACCGGCTTCAATGGCAGTGGCTACAGCGACTGCACCTTCTTCCTTTATTGCCTGTTCGTCCGGAATGGCGGCGCAAATAAAGACTTTACTCATTTTGTTTTACCTCATTACAGATTTAAGGGTGAACAAATCCCTGCCATTGCTGGCATATAAGAATGAAACCGGATATTTATTACGGAACTGTTTTAAAGACCTGCCGGGATTTCGTTATTATCCTGGTGAATAACTTTATCGACCGGGTAACAGTTACCGGGAATTTTCTGTTCGGTTGCTGCAGTCACACACTCCTGCATTGTCCTGTGAACACTGACTGCAATATCAACTGGCTCTCCGGAAACAAGAAAAACTGTCAGAACAAGTGCAAATGCTGTATTCATTGTGCACATCCTTTTTGTATCGGACGTAAACGGGCCAGCATTGAAAGAATGCATATTTTATTTAATAACTCCCGTTCGTGTTTTCTCTTGTTAATGGCATCTTCAGTAAATACAGGGTTACTGATAGTGACACCAATTTCAAAACAACCTTCAGACGTATTAACGTTTGGTAATAACGTTTCCATTATCGCGTCCTCAACAATGAATTTTGTGATGCAGTGCCTGGTGCCTCCAGGTGACGTTAACCAGTTAACAATTAACGCCGGGTTAGTTGATGCTCGTTACGCCCGTAAAATACCGCCTTACTGCTTTAACTGTTCCGCGTGCGCATAGCCGCATTCACCGCATCACAAAATTCACTTTAAAAAGGGCGGCAGAGCAGTCACGGAGTAAAACTGATACCGCCAAATGTCACCAGAAAATTGATAACAGAGGGCGTTGTAGCGGGGTTGTCACTTAAGCGTATGGTCAACCTGACAACCCGGTGCATTTTCTGGAGCAATGGAGGAAACCCCAGCCATACTTACCGCCGCGCCATTTCGCGGAGTGCCACAACCGGAAGCGCACGGTCGAACTAAATTTAACGACACCGTACAGAGAGACCAATTTCGCCGTGCGCTTTCGCGTTATGCCCTGACTTTTCAGGGACATATCCTTTCAGTAAACTGTCAGTGCCGGATGCTCACCCGTGTCCGGCGCACGCACTCCACCTGACCAGTGGAGAACTCCTTAATTACCAACCCTCAGGAGGGTGAAATGGATAAAAAGCAAATTGAGGCCCTGCAATCTATTATTGAAGAACAAGATGAAGCTATCAGGATTCTTTCATATCGCACTGATATGATACTAAATATGCTTTCTGCATTAACGGCTGCGCTTGGTGGTACAAAAACAAACGTATACCGCGAAGTTGTTATTCAACAGATAGATAAATTTGAAAAAACCATACCAGGTATTAATGCTCATCTTGCAGAACAAGAGAAAGACCATGCTCTTATGGCAATTTCTTCAGTAGCTCTCCCGAAAGTTGAGTAGTTTTAATTGTTGTTTTGAAATAATCACTGCTTTCACATTTGAGTGATTTCATGGCAATCCAAATGCGGGCCTCTGTGCCTGCATTTGGTTCCAGTTGCTGTAGACGTTTTGCGTCTTCCAAAAGTAAGGCGATAATGTGTTTCAGCTTCTCATCATTTGCTTGATTCTTGTTTTCAGGCGAATTCTGTCCGCCGAATAGGCGCTTCTCTTCATACAGACCTATAAAGGCACGACGCACGTTACCGGATATAGTATCGATGGTTTCCTTTTCTACAGTACTCAGGTCAAGAGTCGCCAGTTGAGAGCGAATCACATTCGCTGCCATTTCCTGGAATGGCATTGGTAAATCTTTAAATTCCATTATTAGCCTCGTTGGTTAGCTATTAACGTGGGTATGTAACCATTCTGGCAATGCTTAATGCCGCTGCTTTTTCCAGCCTGGTGATATCCTGCTCCAGAGCGGACAGATTTTCAGCCTGCTTAGTCCTGGCTTCATTGGCCCATTTCAGATCCTGCACTGCATTAATTTTCTGGCGCATCCACTCATAAAGTTCATCATCGGTATAGTCTGGCGCGATGATGACGGGTTCTCGTTTCTGCATACTGATTCCTCGCGGTGCTGTTTCGCTTATCAGCCGTTAGATTTTCCCGAACTGGAAAGCGCCTGTTTAAATTCACTGAAGCTGAGAGCTTCTTCGCCTTCGGCAAGACCATCGAAGTATTCTTCGTAAGCCTTTTCCATGATTGTGTCGAAATCCATATCACTCACCTGAGTTTCTTTCCAGCCAGCGACGGGCACCATTTTCGGTTTTAAACGTTTTGCTTTTGGTATACGTCATCGCGGTGAATGTGCCGTCCTGGTTGGGAAACACGCCGTACACCAGAGATTCGTTGTTGCCAAGCTCGATAGTATCCATGCTGACCTCATTTCCCCTTAACGCCGGGTGGCGGAACTAAAACCTACAGCGCCGTGCTGTTCTTGATAGAAATATTAGTAACGCGGATATTTTAAGTCAACAGTATGGCGTATGATATTTTTGATTTGGTAACTATGTAAATGTTTTTTCAAGGGAAAAATATTAGTTATACAGCTGATTTGCAGAAGTTATGGCACAAAAAAACCGACTAAGACGTCGGTTTTTTTGTTGTGGATGGGGTAGTGAGCGGTGGCTACTGGTTACGTTTCTTTAGTGCCAGCATGTTCTCGAAGGCTTCCTCGTAGAGCTTGTTTAGTCCACGTAGCTGGTTAAGGAGTTTGGCTTTTTCTGACGCAGGTAGAATCTCGAAGAGGTTAAGTAACTCTGCCTGTTCTTCATTGACCAGCCTCCATCCTTTGCCTGAAAAGTTATCATCATAAGTATCTGATGATCTTACATAATTCATTAAGTCTTTAAGGTCTTCTCGAATGTCCTCTGGTTTTACCTTTAACAGAGCCGCAAATTTTAGCGCAGCGTCGGTATTTACCGGTATCTTGCCGTTCAGATACTGGCTAACGGTGCCTTGAGATTCGAATCCCAACAACTCAGCCGCCAGCTCTTGAGTCAGCTTCAGCTCTTTTTTTCTTGCATTCCATGCGGCTTTTAAATTCTTGCTCGCTTCTGGAGTTGCAATCACTTCGCGTGTTTTTTTCATACATAGAGTTTATTTGTTTTACCAATATTATCAAAGATAGTCTGGCTATTGATCTTTAAAATTAGCGGGGCTAATATTTGCTCGAGGCATAACGTAGAAGGTTGGCTATGAACTTAAGAGACTATTTAAAAGAGAAACATATCACCCAGCTACAGTTTGGGAAGCTAACGGGTTTATCTCAGGTGCATGTAAGTCGAGTGCTGGGGGGCTATGAAAGATTCAGCCCTGAAAAAGCATTACGTGTTGCTGAAGTAACGAATTTCGAGGTTACACCTCATGAACTCCGGCCTGATATTTACCCGAATCCAACCGACGGCTTACCTGTTGGATTCAAGGCTAACACACCAAATGCATCGGAGTTGATTCATGAAAATCAGGCATGAGCACATCCGCATGGCGATGAATGCCTGGGCGCATCCGGACGGTGAAAAAGTTCCGGCAGCTGAAATAACCCGGGCTTATTTTGAGCTTGGTATGACGTTCCCGGAATTATATGACGACAGCCATCCGGAAGCCCTGGCTCGCAATACCCAGAAAATTTTCCGCTGGGTGGAGAAAGACACTCCTGATGCGGTTAAAAAAATTCAGGCGTTGTTACCAGCGATCGAAAAAGCAATGCCGCCTCTGCTGGTGGCCCGAATGCGCAGCCACAGTTCAGCTTATTTTCGGGAGCTGGTGGAGACGCGGGAACGACTGGTGAGAGACGCTGATGATTTTGTCGCAGTGGCGATCGCTGGTTTCAACCAGATGAATCGTGGTGGCCCTGCAGGAAATATTGTGGCTGTGCATTGACTCGCAATATTCATACCGGATCACTTCCGGCAATTTGTGAGTAAAAAGATTCGGTATCAGAAGAGGTGAGTATGGCTAACGCCTGGCTCAGATTATGGCATGACATGCCAAATGACCCTAAGTGGCGAACAATTGCCAGGGTGTCAGGGCAGCCAATTGCAACAGTGATGGCAGTGTATATCCACCTTCTGGTGAGCGCGTCACGAAATGTCACGACATGTCACGGCGTGTCACTACGTGGTCACATTGATGTCACGACGGAAGATTTAGCAAGTGCGCTTGATGTGACGGAAGAAGTAATTGATTCAATTTTACAGGCAATGCAGGGGCGGGTACTTGATGGAGATTTAATCACCGGATGGGAAAAACGCCAGGTACTGAAAGAGGACAATGGCAACGTTTCACAAACCGCGAAATCCCCGGCAGAGCGCAAGAGAGCGCAGCGCGAGAGGGAAAAATTACGAAAACAGAATGAGGGGTGTCACGACGAGTCACGCATATGTCACGACATGTCACGACGAGTCACGACAGATAAAGATACAGATAAAGAATTAAACCCCACACATAACGCGCACGTGCGCGAGAGTGCTCCGACCAGTGAGTCGAGTGGTACGCCGTTGCAGGCAGCAGAACCTGCATCCCTGGATGGACTGAGCGAACCCATCGGGAAATTTCCGATGGTCGATGACTGGCATCCGTCGCCGGATTTTCGACGACGGGCTGCGTTGTGGGGGATGGCTTTGCCGGAGCCGGAATTTACACCTGCTGAACTTGCCGCTTTCCGGGACTACTGGGCAGCGGAGGGGAAAGTTTTCACGCAGGTTCAGTGGGAGCAGAAATTCGCCCGTCACGTAAATCACGTCAGGGCGCAGGTTAAGCCAGTCAGCAAGGGGGTAAACCATGCAGCAGCACCAGGTGGCACCGCATCACGGGCAGTTCAGGAAATTCGGGCAGCACGTGAGCAGTGGGAACGTGAAAACGGATTTATCAGCGACGGAAACGGTCTGGAAGCTGTGGGAACTCATGGGGGAGGTTTATTCGAACCGCTGGACCCAGAAGAACGGGGCCGCACCTTCGAAGCTCTGGATTGCACAGATTGGCGCGATGACTGAGCAGCAAATCCGACAGGTCTGCCGCCAGTGCATGGACCGCTGCCGGGCGGGTGAAACATGGCCTCCGGACCTGGCTGAGTTTGTGGCGCTGATTTCAGAAAGCGGGGCCAATCCATTTGGCCTGACGGTGGATGCTGTGATGGAGGAGTACCGCCGCTGGCGTGATGAGTCCTGGCGATATGACGGAAGCGACAAATATCCGTGGCCTCAGCCTGTGCTGTACCACATCTGCCTCGAAATGCGTACCAGAGGGATTGAGCGCCAGATGACGCAGGGTGAGTTAAAACGACTTGCGGAACGGCAACTGACGAAATGGGCAAAGCATGTTGGTAACGGGATGAGTGTTCCGCCAGTGCGACGACAACTGGAAGGGGCGAAACACCCGCAAGGGCCAACGCCAATTGAACGGCTGAAACAGGAATACGAACGCCGGAAGGCAGCTGGTTTTATTTGAATCTGAGAAACGATTTTGTCGGAGGAAATTTTAATGGAAACCGTATTTGACGCACTGAAAGCAATGGGAAAAGCCACATCGGTAGAACTGGCCGCGCGACTTGATATCAGTCGTGAAGAGGTTCTCAACGAGCTGTGGGAACTCAAAAGAAAAGGCGTCGTTGATAAAACTGGTCACACCTGGTTTCTGGCTGGCGAAGGTGAATCCCGGGTAACCGAAGAGCGGCCAGTAAAATCTGAAGCACAGGATATGCTGACCGGGGAGGTCGAACAAAAAGTTACCGCAGACATGATGATTGAGTTTATCGGTCAGGATGGGGCTAAAACGTGTGAGGAACTGGCGGGTAAGTTCGGTGTCAGTACTCGCAAGGTTGCTTCCACGCTGGCGGTGGTAACCGCAACGGGGCGGCTGGCACGCGTTAATCAGAACGGTAAATTTCGTTACTGCATGCCGGGCGATAATTTACCAGCAGAGCCGAAAGCCGCGCTGGTAACGGAAAGTGATGGTAAGGCCTTTCCTCAGCCAGCAGGTGCTGCGTTACCAGTCCGGGAAGCCGCAACACAGGAAGAAATTAAAACAGAAACTGTGGCGGACATTGTGCAGCCGTTGCCATCGTTTACCGAAACGCAAGCAGATGAGCTGATTTTTCCGTCCCTTCGCAGGGCAAACCTGGCGCTGCGCAGGGCGAAAAGTGATGTTCAGAAGTGGGAGCGAGTCTGCGCCGCGCTGCGGGAGCTGAACAAGCACCGGGATATTGTTCGACAGATTACTGATTCTTCCCGCCGTGTTGTATCGGAAAAGTGATTGCCGGAGGCGCTTATGGCAAAAGTATTTACACAAGAAGAGCGGGAAAAAATTAAAGGGCAGGTTGTTGAACTTGTACGTCTGAGCGGTCGCGAGACGTTGCGGCAACTGGAAGCCAAGACAGGTGCGACAAGATATCTGATGAGTGTTCTCGCCAGAGAGCTGGTTGCCAGTGGCGATGTATACAACTCTGGTTACGGGTTATTCCCGTCTGAACAGGCGCGTAAGGACTGGCAAAATGCTCGCAAAAAACTCTCAAGGGCAAAGGTGAAGAAACCTGCAGTGGTTGATCCGGACCTTATCTGGTCGTTACCAGACGGCGAAATACGCCGCTACGACAGGCGCCTGAATATAATCTGTCGCGAGTGCCGGAAGAGCGAAGCTATGCAGCGTGTACTGGCATTTTATCAAGGAAATGTTAGGTATTTTAGACGTTACTAGATTAAAGAGCATTAGTTCAGATGTGAATTGACATTTTCATGGCGCAGGGTAGAGCCAGCGTGGTTGTCCGCTTTGCGTCAAAACCAGATATTACCAGATTTAGACATATATTCCCGATAGCCCTGCTCTGATGCTACACTCTGTGCTATTTTCATGACCCCAATAAAAATATTTATGACTATTGCTGATTTCAAACGGCCTAAATTGGAGCTCCCAAACGGGGCAAACAAACTACTACTGCACTCTTGCTGTGCTCCATGTTCCGGTGAAGTGATGGAGGCGCTTCAGGCCTCGGGAATCGACTACACCATCTTTTTCTACAACCCGAACATTCATCCTCAGAAAGAGTATTTAATTCGTAAGGATGAAAATATTCGCTTTGCTGAACAACACGGCGTGCCGTTTATCGATGCTGATTACGACACCGACAACTGGTTTGAACGTGCCAAAGGAATGGAATGGGAGCCTGAGAGGGGGATCCGTTGTACCATGTGTTTTGACATGCGTTTTGAGCGGACAGCGTTGTACGCTGCTGAAAATGGTTTCAGTGTGATCAGCAGTTCACTGGGCATTTCACGCTGGAAAAATATGCAGCAGGTTAACGAGTGTGGGCGGCGAGCTGTTGCGCATTATCCGGGTATGGTGTACTGGGATTATAACTGGCGCAAGCAGGGCGGCTCGTCCCGTATGATTGAAATCAGCAAGCGCGAAAAATTCTATCAGCAGGAATATTGTGGCTGTGTGTATTCTCTGCGCGATACCAATCTACACCGCAAATCTCAGGGACGCCCTCTTATCAAAATTGGCCAACTCCACTACGGAAAAGAAGAGAAGGAGTGATTTTATGGATCACCTTTCTGATTGATTTCATATTGGCGAGGTGACGTGAGTTAAGTAGAATGGCTGCGGGTGCTTGAGGCTATCTGTCTCAGGCATGAACACTGAAAGGCAGATAGAGAAAAGCCCCAGTTAACATTTCGCGTCCTGCAAGACGCTTAACATTAATCTGAGGCCCAATCTATGTCTCACAAATGTAGGTTAGCCTCTTACGTGCCGAAAGGCAAGGGGAAGCAGGCTATGAAGCAGCAAAAGGCGATGTTAATCGCCCTGATCGTCATCTGTTTAACCGTCATTGTGACGGCACTGGTAACGAGGAAAGACCTCTGCGAGGTACGAATCCGAACCGGCCAGACGGAGGTCGCTGTCTTCACAGCTTACGAACCTGAGGAGTAAGAGACCCGGCGGGGGAGTAATCTCCCGCCACCTCTGATGTGCCAGGCATCCTCAACGCACCCGCACTTAACCCGCTTCGGCGGGTTTTTGCATTAGTCTGGTTGACAAAAATAGAAAAATGCGAAAATATGTGGTTTACGAATTCTAAAAAAAGCGAAACTTGAAATGAATGAAAATCAGTTAGCTCCTTGTTGGGAATTTCAACCTTATCTTGCTGAAAACTATGTTCGCCACTTGTTGGCGGAGATCGCTAACGTACTTGAGCAGCTGTACTATCATAAGCACGCATTAGACAGCAACTGGTCTGAAGGTGTAAGGGCTTATGATTGGGTCAGAAATCATCTTATTCAAAATGAAGATGCAATTCCTGGCCTTGAGATGATTTCCAAGGGGTTGGACTATGTAGTTGCTTTAAATAAAGTTCCGCTACAATTTACCAAAGATTGCATTAATAACCCCAAAAAGAAACATCGTCTGCGTCGAAATAAAGTAGAGTATGAGCAGCTCTCATTGTTTGGTGATGTTGAGGCTGAGCAAGATATTACATGGCGAGTCATAGCTGAGCCTTTTTTATCCGAAGAGGGCGATGGTGAATTAGAGTCCACACTGCCTCGTTGGGAGGTAGCTCTTGTTGGATTTAATACTTATGGTGCTCAGATTAGTATAGTTTCTCATCAATCTACAGCATCGATGCCGCTTATGCCTCTTGATTATAACACACTCCCTGACGAAGCGGAGATTAATAAGGTGCCTCTTCGTCGGCGTACGAAGGATAAAGATTTGGATGTGAGCAGTGATGGAACATCAGGTGAATAACTTCACTGAGTATCGGGGTGATAAGCTCAAACTAGCGAGAATGGCTGTTGGGCTTTCTTGTGAAGAGTTAGCCGAAAAAATTGGCAAGACAAAGCAATTCGTTAGCAAACTGGAGAAGGGGTGCAGGCCATCGGAGCAATGTCTTGAGTTAATATCTTCAGCGCTTATGATTAAGTCCAGTTTTCTTTTTACTGAACGAAAATACGCTCTGGAAAGTGATGTCTGCCATTTTCGGAGTAAGAAGTCCAGGACTCAAACGCTGACTAATAGTGTATTGGCCAGGGCTGAGATTCTTAATATTATAATTTCTGCTGTTGAAGGTGAAATCGAATTTCCTGACGTTAACATACCGGAGCACCCAGGGGCTGAATTACTTACTCCGAATGATATTGAGCGAGTGGCAGAAGATTGTCGCCGTGCCTGGAATTTAGGTCTTGGCCCTATATCATCAATGGTTAAATTGGCGGAGAGTTTAGGGGTAATCGTTGCGCATGTTACGGGAGTCGATGATCGTGTTGATGCTTTTACTGTTCACAATAACAGGCCTGTTATCATCAGGAACAATGTTAAAAAAAGCATATGTAGATTTCGCTCTGATTTAGGTCATGAATTAGGGCATTTAGTAATGCATGAGGGCATAACGACAGGTGATAAACTTACGGAATCACAAGCCGATCACTTTTCGAGCGCCTTATTAGTTCCCAGGTTATCTTTCATTAAAGAATTTCCACGAATACGAGGTAAGCAATTCGACTGGAATGCTCTGGTTGAATTTAAACTTAGATGGAAAATCAGCCTTAAAATGTGTATTTATCGAGCCAGCGCATTAGGCTTATTGACCCAGGAACAGGCAAGAACTGGCTATATGCATCTTAATTCCAGAGGGTATACGAGAGTTGAACCTGGTGATGAACTTTTGCGCCCTGAAGAACCCGGCATGCTGGCCGAGGCGATTGAAATGCTGGATGATGCAACCTGGCTAAGAATTCTTATGAAAACTGGCTTGAGCCAAGATTTAATTCGTGAGTTGTTCTCCATCAACAGACCTATTACAAATCCAAGAAATATTTTCCAGATTGTTTGAGTATACCCGCTTCGGCGGGTTTTTTGTTTTTATTTTCAACGTGTTTGAAGTTTTGGACGGTGCCAGAATAGAATCAAAAATACTTAAGTAGCGCGCAGGGAGAAGAGGGATGGACCCCGAACAGGGGGAGTGCTATTTATCTGGAAGGATTCTGTTGATGAAAATCGAAGAATTACGTGAAATTTTTAGTGAAGATGGCCTCTATGCTGTGCGCGTTGAGAATGGGGGTATTACCTACACAGCGTTAATTCCTGATGATCATGTAGTGTTATCTGTTGAGGCATTCATTGAATACTTGGAAAGACTCGGTTTCAAGGTAGTTCGGGAATAAGTTATAATACGTGAGCCAGCCTGAACAACTGGCAACCTGCAGCGCCATTGGAGATGACAATGGCGCATAATTTCAAATTTCGCAATTCTGATTCTGCCTTTGCCAGCAGGCACGGGTGGCGTTCTCACGCATTCAAATATGACTGGTATCAGCACGATCCCTGTACTGAAGAACAGGCCGAATGGCTGATTCATAACTACCGCAGACGTGGATATGAGTTTAGGAAAGCCCTCACCCTCGATTATCGTCACTGGATAATCTACGTCAGACTCCCTTATTCCGAACGCCCACCGCGTCCGTCCCGCACATTCCAGCAACGCATCTGGAGGTAACGTGCGGGTATTACTTCGACCTGTTCTGGTACCGGAACTCGGGCTGGTGATCGTTAAGCCGGGCCGTGAATCCATGCCGGTATTCCACAATACCCGGGTACTGGTGGAGCCGGAACCGAAAAGCATGCGTAATCTGCCGTCCGGGGTCGTTCCTGCCGTTCGCCAGCCGCTGGCGGAGGATAAATCATTACTGCCATTTTTCAGCGACGAACGAGTGATTCGTGCTGCTGGTGGCGCTGGCGCATTGTCTGACTGGTTACTGCGCCATGTTAAATCCTGCCAGTGGCCACACGGCGATTATCACCACAGTGAAACCGTCATTCACCGTTATGGTACCGGCGCAATGGTGTTGTGCTGGCACTGCGACAACCAGCTGCGCGACCAGACCTCCGAATCACTCGGGCAACTTGCTCACCAAAACCTGTCTGCATGGATGATTGACGTCATACGCCATGCAATGAATGGCTCGCAGGAACGGGAGTTATCGCTGGCTGAATTATCCTGGTGGGCGGTCCGCAATCAGGTGGCGGACGCGCTACCGGAAGCGGTATTACGTCGTTCGCTGGGGTTGCGTGCGGAAAAAATCCGCTCAATGTACCGTGAAAGCGACATCGTACCGGGAGAGCAGACCGCCACCAGCATACTGAAGCAGCGCACAAAAAATCTTGCGCCGCTGCCTCACGCCCACCAGCAAAACCCGCCACAGGAAGAGACGGTGGTCAGCATTGCCGTTGATCCTGAGTCTCCGGAATCTTTCATGAAACGACCTAAACGTCGCCGCTGGGTTAACGAGAAATACACACGCTGGGTGAAGACACAGCCGTGTGCGTGTTGTGGTAAGCCAGCCGACGATCCCCATCACCTGATTGGTCATGGTCAGGGCGGAATGGGGACAAAATCTCACGATATTTTCACGCTACCGCTGTGTCGGGAGCATCACAACGAGCTTCATGCGGATCCTCTGGCGTTCGAAGAAAAGCATGGTTCTCAGGTTGATTTAATTTTTCGTTTTCTTGATCACGCCTTTGCAACTGGCGTGCTTGGGTAAAAGAGGTGACTGATGCTCATAGATTTGGTTTTACCTTACCCGCCGACGGTGAACACTTACTGGCGACGCCGTGGCAGCACATATTTTATCTCGGAGGAGGGAAAGCGTTATCGCCGGGCTGTGGCGCTTATTGTTCGCCAGCAGCGGCTGAAATTAAGCCTGTCCGGAAGGCTGGCGATAAAGGTGATTGCAGAGCCACCGGATAAGCGCCGCCGCGACCTGGACAATATCCTGAAGGCACCACTGGATGCGCTGACGCATGCCGGACTACTTATAGACGACGAGCAGTTTGATGAAATCAATATTGTGCGCGGTCAGCTCGTTCCTGGTGGGCGGCTGGGGATAAAAATCACAGAACTGGAGTGCGCATGAATAACCAGTATTTACAGTTTGTGCGTGAGCAGCTCATTATCGCCACCGCTGATTTGAGTGGGGCAACAAAAGGTCAGCTTGAAGCCTGGCAGGAGAATGCCATGTTCGATACAGGGCGTTACAGGCGTAAAAAAATCCGGTACCGCGATGAAGTGACCGGAAAAATGATAACGCGGGATAATCCACCAATCCCGGGAAAACAATCGCTGGCGAAGGGGACGTCAATTCCTCTGGTCAGTCAGGTTGCTTTTTCTACATCATCATGGCGGCGGGCTGTTTTGTCTCTTGAAGAACATCATAAAGCCTGGTTGTTGTGGTGTTACAGCGGAAATACTTGCTGGGAGTATCAGATCGCGATAACGCAGTGGGCATGGACAGAATTTAAGACTCACTCTGGTACCAGGAAAATTGCAGGGAAGACACAGGAACGCCTGAAAAAATTAATCTGGCTGGCTGCACAGGATGTCAGGAGATGGGTTATAGGACATGATATCTACCAGCAACAGGAGCTTGCCCGTCTGTGTGGGATTAAGCCTGACAACTGGAGCCACAATTATGTGAGCTACTGGCGTGAAATACTCGACATTTTTATGAACCTCGATACCGAATCTCTGATTTGCACTGTGAAAAGGAGATCTCAACAAAAAGCGGCATTTTTGCAGCGAGATATTGCAAAAGTCAATTAGATAGCATATATTTTATGTAAATGTGATATATTGCTGTAAAGTGTATAAACCCGCTCAAATGTGCGGGTTTTTTGCTTAACTCTGTGGACCTTTTTATCTGTAGTTGTAATATATGGATATTGTTACAATTTAGGTCGGTGAGCTTAATGGAAGAACAGCACGGTAATTACTTTATAAAACGAATTCAGTTGATTGGAAGAGGGGCATTTGGCTTTGTTGAACACGTTAAGGTTTACAACCTCAATAAAGGTGAATGCGGGGATTATGCTAGAAAGGTTTTAGCACCCGAAAAACCAGAGCTTTTGGCGCAAATAGAGCAGTTTAGAAGGCGTTTTAAAAGGGAGGTTGTGTATCAATCACATTGCGTACATAGCAATATTGTTCCTATTTATTTGTGCGATTTGTTTGTTGAGAATCCATGGTTCATTATGGATAAAGCAGAATGTGATCTTGAGCACGAAATAACGAACAACCTTCTTACAACAGATCAAAAAATTTCAATAGTGAAAATGGTATTAGATGGTGTAGCTTACATCCATGCCAAAGGCTATTTACACAGAGATATAAAACCCTTTAATGTTTTGCGATTTAGCGACGGAACATACAAGGTGTCTGATTTTGGTCTGGTAAAAGATACGAATCCCGAAGGGGATACCACTAAATTGACCGAGATCGGTACCCGTATGGGAAGTACAAGATATATGGCTCCCGAGATTTTATATAATGCAGAGTATTCAGTTAAGACTGATGTTTATGCTGTGGGACGGTTAATTGAAGACTTAAATTTAGATGATAAAAAAATAAAGCCTATCATAGCTAAGTGCACAAGGATGGATAAAGATGATAGATATCAGACAATAGATGATGTGGCGTTTGATTTTGCGCATTCTTTTTTAAGGAGTGAGTCATGATTCAGCTGATAGCGACTTCATCATTCTCGTATCCAAAAGAACCAGGTAGGGTCAACGAAGATTCATTGCTTCCTCCAAAAATTGTAGGAGACGGCATCTTATTTGCCGTAGCTGATGGTGTAGGTTCATACTCTGGTGCCAGTTATGCTTCATCCATGGCAATCGCTGAACTTTCAGCATTGACAAGTTTATCTTTTGATGCAGTTCCGAATGTATTTGCTGAAGTTAAGCGAAAAGTTATGTCGTTAGCTGAAGTTAATGATGAGTTCGATAAAGCTGCTACTACACTTACCTTTTGTTATGTTTGTGATAGCGGAATTATTATTGGTCATATTGGTGATTGTCGCTTGTATTGCATTGGAGAAAAGAAAGCATATCAATTGACGAAGGACGATACCAGACATCAGATGTTAATTGATCAGAATATTTTTAAACCCAGAGATTTGAAGAATAAACCGGGAAAAAATATCTTAACGACTGCCATAGCCTCAAATGTTGATATGGAATACGACTGTGATTTTATCCCGTGGAAAGATTTGCCTGGTATTAACGGGTTGTATCATCTGTGTATCATGTCTGATGGAGTTCATAACGTTTGGGAAAAACGCCCCAGATTTACATCAAATACTATGAGTAATAGTCAGAAGTTTTCTAATGGTATTTTGCGTCGTATAGAGAGAGCCGGACCTGATGATGACTTTTCTTTAGTAAGTATAATGGTGCGTGTGACGTCAGATTAGTTGTATAAACCCAGTAGGGAATGCTAATTTCCCATACTACAGAGTAAAGAAAAACTTAATTTTAATGTGAAAAGGCTGCTATCAGGCGGCCTTTTTATGTCTGAAAAGCTGTGCAGTACGTTAAACACGCTTGTGGTTGTGAATGCCGACTGCGGCGGTATTTTGGCGTGACAGCGCAGGTGCCGTATACCGATGTCTGGACGCATAAACCGGTGCAGTTCTATCCCGGGAAACATCCGTGCGAAAAACCGGCAGAAATGCTGCAGCAGATAATCAGCGCAAGCAGTCGTCCGGGAGACCTGGTTGCAGATTTTTTTATGGGCTCAGGTTCAACGGTAAAAGCGGCACTGGCGCTCGGGCGTCGTGCGATTGGCGTTGAACTGGAGACCGGACGTTTTGAGCAGACAGTCAGGGAAGTTCAGGATTTAATCGTTTGAAACGGATGAGATTGCAGAATTAATTACGCACCATTATTATTCTGCTTCCGGCCCTTTAGCTCAGTGGTGAGAGCGAGCGACTCATAATCGCCAGGTCGCTGGTTCAAATCCAGCAAGGGCCACCATCACATACCGCCATTAGCTCATCAGGAAAGAGCGCCAGCCTTCGAAGCTGGTTGCGCGGAGTTCGGGTCCCCGAAGGCGGTCCATTATCTGTATCCTGCGTTGTTAGCTCAGCCGGACAGAGCAATTGCCTTCTAAGCAATCGGTCACTGGTTCGAATCCAGTACAACGCGCCACACTTATTTTCCCTGGCTCGCTTTTGCGGGCTTTTTTTTAAATGTCTCACAATTCAGGCGGTTGACTGTTGTCTGGTTTGCGGGGAGTTTGTTAAAAGAAACTGGCATGGTGAATCCCCCTGTGCGGAGGGGCAATCAGCGAGTAGGTATATGGGATAATCGCGGATTCAGGTGCTGGTACTGAATTCACCGGGAGGCACCCGGCACCATGCAATGGCACATAGCGCCACTCTCCAGCCCCTCTCCGGAGGGGCTTTTCTGTGCCGGATACATCACAGTTTCTGGAACCTTAGGTACTACAGTATCAGTCAGGGTGCTATATTTTCAGATGTGATGAAAGCCTGTCAGCAGGCAGGGCGTATCGGAAATGACCCAGTAGAGAAAACGTTGACTCAGATACCGGTGCTGAGTTACCGGGAAACCGGCATCACATGACCGCTATCCTTCCAGGCCCATCCGCTCCGGTGGGCCTTTTTACTGCAGAAAACAGGTTCCCCGTTAAATGCTATGTTGCTCACAATTCAGTAAGTTGACAGTTGCCTGTCAGACTGGGCATTTGTTAAAAAAATTTCGCATGGTGAATCCCCCTGAGCGGAGGGGCGACTGGTGACGGTATAATCTCTGATTATCAAAACGAGAATGACGCGGGTTTAGTGGCACCGGGCTGAACTCACCGGGAGGCACCCGGCACCATGTGCATGATGATACAGATACGCGGCTTTAGCCCCTCTCCGGAGGGGCTTTCTTATGGACAAAAAAAGCCCGCGCTGGGAGACGCGGGCGGCAAGGAATAAACAATAAAACGTGAAGTAATATTTCAGCTGGCGAATAATACCCCATAGTAATCACTCTGCGCAACTGCGCGGTCTTTTTCGAATTGCGGGCTGTAGTCTCCCTTCTGCCATTGTCCTGTAACTTCCGGACTTCAGCCTGCTCCTTATCTGACTCACAACATTATCCCGCCCGGGAGGATTCATGGCATTTAAACACTATGACGTGGTCAGGGCGGCATCGCCGTCAGACCTTGCGAAACGACTGACACAAAAACTGAAGGAGGGCTGGCAGCCGTTTGGTAGTCCGGTGGCCATAACCCCTTATACCCTGATGCAGGCGATTTGAACCGCCCCGGGAATCCTGGAGACTAAACTTCCTGAGAAAGAGGTAAACAGGATGACTAAAAATACTCGTTTTTCCCCTGAAGTCCGTCAACGGGCAGTCCGTATGGTTCTGGAAAGTCAGGGCGAATATGACTCACAATGGGCGACAATTTGTTCCATTGCTCCAAAGATTGGCTGTACGCCGGAGACTCTGCGTGTCTGGGTTCGCCAGCATGAGCGGGATACCGGGGGCGGTGATGGAGGGCTCACCACCGCTGAACGTCAGCGTCTGAAAGAGCTGGAGCGTGAAAATCGTGAACTGCGCCGCAGTAACGATATCCTTCGCCAGGCTTCCGCTTATTTTGCGAAGGCGGAGTTCGACCGCCTCTGGAAAAAATGATGCCACTGCTGGATAAGCTGCGTGAGCAGTACGGGGTCGGACCGCTATGCAGCGAACTGCATATTGCCCCGTCAACGTATTACCACTGTCAGCAACAGCGACATCATCCGGATAAACGCAGTGCCCGTGCGCAGCGCGATGACTGGCTGAAGAAAGAGATACAGCGCGTATACGATGAAAATCACAAGGTATACGGTGTGCGTAAAGTCTGGCGTCAGTTGTTACGGGAAGGTATCAGAGTGGCCAGATGCACTGTGGCACGTCTCATGGCGGTTATGGGACTTGCCGGTGTTCTCCGGGGTAAAAAGGTCCGTACGACCATCAGCCGGAAAGCCGTTGCCGCAGGCGACCGCGTAAACCGTCAGTTCGTGGCAGAACGACCTGACCAGCTGTGGGTGGCTGATTTTACTTACGTCAGCACATGGCAGGGCTTCGTCTATGTGGCGTTCATCATTGATGTGTTTGCCGGATACATTGTGGGGTGGCGGGTCTCATCGTCCATGGAGACGACATTCGTGCTGGATGCACTGGAGCAGGCGTTATGGGCCCGTCGACCGTCCGGCACGGTCCATCACAGTGATAAAGGTTCTCAGTATGTATCGCTGGCCTACACACAGCGGCTTAAGGAAGCCGGATTACTGGCATCAACAGGAAGTACAGGCGACTCGTATGACAACGCGATGGCGGAGAGCATCAATGGTCTTTACAAAGCGGAGGTAATACACCGTAAGAGCTGGAAAAACCGTGCAGAAGTGGAACTGGCCACACTCACGTGGGTGGACTGGTATAACAATCGACGATTGCTGGAAAGGCTGGGCCATACTCCTCCGGCAGAAGCAGAAAAAGCTTATTATGCTTCCATCGGAAACGATGATCTGGCAGCCTGAGTTCACAGATAAAATACTCTCCAGGAAACCCGGGGCGGTTCACACAGTATCAAGTAAGCCCGGAGACTTCTTCCTATAGATCGTATTATCAACGTATTCAGACACAGTCAGCAGGTGCTCATACCCACTCGCTGTCTGGTACTGCAGCAAGTTCTGGCGCACATGCACATACTGTAGGTATTGGTGCGCATACGCACTCCGTTGCGATTGGTTCACATGGACACACCATCACCGTTAACGCTGCGGGTAACGCGGAAAACACCGTCAAAAACATCGCATTTAACTATATTGTGAGGCTTGCATAATGGCATTCAGAATGAGTGAACAAGCACGGACCATAAAAATTTATAATCTGCTGGCCGGAACTAATGAATTTATTGGTGAAGGTGACGCATATATTCCGCCTCATACAGGTCTGCCAGCAAACAGTACCGATATTGCACCACCAGATATTCCTGCTGGCTTTGTGGCTGTTTTCAACAGTGATGAGGCATCGTGGCATCTCGTTGAAGACCATCGGGGGAAAACGGTTTATGACGTAGCGTCAGGGGACGAGTTATTTATTTCTGAACTCGGTCCGTTACCGGAAAATGTTACCTGGTTATCGCCGGAAGGGGAGTTTCAGAAGTGGAACGGCACAGCCTGGGTGAAGGATACGGAAGCAGAAAAACTGTTCCGGATCCGGGAGGCGGAAGAAACAAAAAACAAACTGATGCAGGTAGCCAGTGAGCATATTGCGCCGCTTCAGGATGCTGCAGATCTGGAAATTGCAACGGAGGAAGAAACCTCATTGCTGGAAGCCTGGAAAAAGTATCGGGTGTTGCTGAACCGTGTTGATACATCAACTGCACCTGATATTGAGTGGCCTACGAACCCTGTCAGGGAGTAATCATTGGGATTATGCCGCAGCACGTCTTAAGCAAGAACGTGCTGCGGTTGGATGCTATTTTTTCCCTGAAGCGGAAAACATTACTACAGTACCTTGAACCTTGGTTTTAACATTCTCGAAATGCTCTGAGAGTATATGTGTTAAGCCTTCTTCGGAATCTTTTGTGTTTGAAAAGATGCCTTTCTGATTGTAAATGCGCATCAGTTTTTGACCGAAGCTATTGTGCACAACTCCATCGCCAAGAATTGTGGCTCCGTATAGAGTTCCATCGTCAGTTAAGGCCTGCGCCGCATTGCGTATTACACAGCTTTTTGTAGATATATTTCCAGGCAGGCAGTGAAGAAGGTAAAACATGGAAATGGAATCAAATTGACCATGTAACGCCGCGGGATAAGGTTCAAAAACATCATGGCTAATTTTATGTTTAATTTTTGATTCCCCAGCCCTTGTAGATGCCGCGTTCAGGCTAGCTTCGTTCAAATCCATTAAAGATATCAGACTACTCTCAGGTACGTGAGTAAGGTAAAACCCAGTTCCAACACCAATATCCAGATGGTTGTTACCTACATGTTCCAGAAAGTGTGGAAGAAGGTGTTCCTTTGTAGGACATCCCCATGCAAGCCGATTTGATACTCCCAAAACCCACCAGTCATAAAGCTTTAGGGTAAGTGGTGTGTAAATTTTAGCCCCATCATCTGTGTTTTTTTTCATTGATTTCACCATGTTATAGTTTTATTTGTGAATTAAATCAATTATGGCGATGAATTACAAGGGGTTAAATGCTGCCGCAGCATAGCGATATTGAAATAGCCTGGTATGCTTCGATACAGCAGGAGCCGAATGGCTGGAAGACCGTCACCACACAGTTCTACATCCAGGAATTCAGTGAGTATATTGCGCCACTGCAGGATGCTGTAGATCTGGAAATCGCAACGGAGGAAGAAAGATCGTTGCTGGAGGCATGGAATAAATATCGGGTATTGTTGAATCGTGTTGATACATCAACTGCACCTGATATTGAGTGGCCTGCAAATCCTGTCAGGGAGTAATCATTGGGATTATGCCGCAGATACGTCGTATGCAGGAACGTGCTGCGGTTAGTTTGTGAGCTTTCGATAGTGGTTGTTATTTTTGCCCTTATTTGTTCCGGAGGCCATGGTTCAATGGTCCGTCTGCCCCCTGTGGTGATGTCAGCAAAATCAGCCACTGCGCGAACCACAATAGCCCGGGAAGATGCTGAAGATCACCAGGTAAAGCTGTCAGCGCAGAAACTGGAAGAACTGCTCGCATCAATGGTTAAGGATGAGGTTGATCGCAATGATGGGATTTATTGA